ACTGAAATGATTCGTACAGGTGAGTATCAGTAATGCCGTTAAAGAAGTTAGTACTAAAACCCGGAGTTAACCGCGAAAATACTGTATACACCAGTGAAGGCGGTTGGTATGACTGCGATAAAGTACGTTTTAGGCAGGGCACGCCCGAAAAAATAGGCGGGTGGACTCGTTTGTCTGAAGCTACGTTTCTTGGTATAGCTAGATCTTTGTTTTCATGGGTTACGTTAGGTGGCAGTAAATACTTAGGTATAGGTACCAATCTTAAATTCTATATAGAAAGCGGTGGTGCGTATTACGACGTAACCCCAGAACGTGCAACTGTCACCTTGACCAACCCGTTCACTACCGTATCTGGGTCTTCTACCGTGACCGTCGCGGATGCTAACGGTGGGTACATTGATGGAGACTTTGTTACGTTTAGTGGGGGTGCTGCGGTGGGCGGCATTACTGTAGTAGGTGAGTTTCAAATAAGTAGAAACACCTCTCTTAATACGTACACTATAGAATTTACTTCTGCTGCATCTTCTTCTGCTACAGGCGGCGGAACTGTTACTGCTAAATACCAAATTAATACCGGCCCGGAAACTTCAGAACCACTTGTAGGGTGGGGTGCTAGTACGTGGGGTGATGGAGTATGGGGCACAGGCGGTACTTCTACTGACTCTTTTCGTACTTGGAGCCAAGCTAACTTTGGTGAAGACCTTGTATTCGGCCCAAGAACCGGCCCAGCTTTCTTCTGGGATCAGTCCGAAGATGGGTTAACTACCCGCGCAGTTTTGTTGTCCGGTATAAGTGGTTCTACAGCACCTATTATACAGAACCATATTCTTGTATCCGATATAAACAGGTTTGTATTTTTTCTTGGGACTAATGCGCTGGGCACTACCACAATAGATCCCATGCTTATTAGGTGGTCAGACCAAGAAAGTGCTCTTAACTGGACACCTACATCTACAAACCAAGCAGGTGATCTACGATTATCGCGTGGGTCTGAGATAGTTACGGGCATACAAGCACGCCAAGAAGTTCTTATATGGACTGATACAGCCCTATATACAATGAAGTATGTAGGCGCACCTGTAGTGTGGGGAGCGCAGTTGGTGGGGGACAACCTGTCTATAGCATCTAGGAACTCCGCTATATACGTCAACGGCGTGTCCTACTGGATGGGTGTAGGTAACTTCTACAAGTACGATGGGCGAGTTCAAACCCTACGTTGCGACCTTAAAAAACACATATTCAACGACCTAAACACCGAACAATATGCACAGGTGTTTGCTGGCTTAAACGAAAGTTTTGGTGAGATATGGTGGTTTTACTGTTCCGGTAGTTCTACTTCGGTAGATAAGTACGTCATATACAACTACGATCAAGATATTTGGTATTTCGGCACTCTAGCACGCACCGCGTGGGTAGATTCAGGCGTACGAGACTTTCCTATTGCCTCTACTTATACCAATAATCTAGTCAACCACGAAGATGGTTTAGACAATAACGAGGGTAGTAGCGTAGTAGCCATAGACTCTTATATATCATCAGCGCAGTTTGACTTAGAAGACGGGCATCAATTTGTATTTGTACATAAGATGTTACCAGACATGTCGTTTGACGGGTCTACCGCAGACAGCCCTAGTGTGGAAATGTCTCTACTACCCCTGCAATCTGCTGGGTCTGGGTTTAACAACCCGCTTTCTGAAGGTGGCGTAAACGCTGCGTCTGTAACTCGTACGGCATCTGTCCCAGTAGAAGTATTTACAGATCAGATAAACGTGCGAGTACGTGGTAGGCAGATGGCTATAAAAGTACAGTCTACTGATACAGGGGTAGCTTGGCAGTTAGGTTCTCCACGCATTGATATGCGTCCAGACGGGAGACGGTAATGCCTGTAGACAATACAAAATACAATATAGACTTTGTTTCTCCTACACTGCCGAATCCTCCTGCTCAGTATAATCAGGCGGACTTTGACCAGTTTAATGCTACTTTACGCATATACTTTGACCAATTGGATAAAGGCTTACGAGATGCTAGTACGTCACCGCAAGCCGAAACCGCAGGGTGGTTCTTTAGCTAATGGCGCATAACTATAAAAATGCAAAGGTAGACCTTACCACCACTAATGCGACTGTGTTGTATACGTGCCCTACTGCAACTACCGCTATTATGAAGTCCATTCTTGTGTCTGAAGACTCAGGTAATGCAGATACTTTAACGGTCACTATTACAGATGCTGCCGCTGCGGTGTTTAGCGTGTTTAAGGTTAAGGCCGTAGGCGCTAATGGCACTGTAGAGTTTCTTACTGAACCTTTGGTTATTGAAGAATCAGAAATTATTAAGGTTACTGCCGCCACTGCTAACAGGTTACACGTTGTAGCTAGTTTCTTAGAGGTGTCGTAATGAACATAGGAAACATAGGGCTAGGAAGTTTAGGGTTCGGGGGACTAAGTAATGAGGAACTACGAAAACGTATAGCGCAGTACCAATCTGGAATTGGTAGCGTACCTGCTCCTACAACTACACCTACTCCTACTCCTACTAAAGCTGTAGCACCTAGACCTACGCCTACCCCGTACCGAGGAGGGCCATCTACACCTAGTTTTGGGCCAAAAGCTACACCTAGACCCGCACCTGTAGCACCTAAACCCGCTATAACTGATAACCGCGTAGCTGGTATGGGCGTAGATTATGTTGCTCCAAAACCTGTTGCACCTGTTGCACCTACCCCTACTGCCGCAGCTATAAACCGTGAAAACGATAGAATAGAAGCTCCTCTAAAATACCTTGCGGATACTAAAAAAGATTTTGCCGCTGTAGGTAATACTGGCGAATTCTCTGGACTACAAGACTACCGCGACAAAATACTTTCTGGCGGTGCCGACTACTTTAAAATTGATGACGTAGATGAAGTAGACGATTACTACGACAACGCCTATGAAAAAGCCTTTGGGTCTATTCCGGGGTTAAGTGCAATAGACGTAATTGGCGGTGAAGGTGGTGTTGGTGGAGGCCAAGTAGATTACAGCCCAACACGTAATCTTGGAGATGGAGAATACCGCTCATACGTAAGCGATGTACCTGAGTACTTAAAAGGTTTTAAAACTGTCACTAACATAGCAGACACTAAAAATGCTTATGGGAGTATTGCTGGGCTAGACAGTATAGACGATACATCCGCAGTTCTTAGCTCTCACTACGGTTATGATTATAAACCTATGGGAGCCGAAACTAGAAAATTTGGTGGTAACTTACAAACACATACCAGCTCTAATGCCGCAGAACTATCTGAGTTTCAGTCATTAGTTAGACCCATATTAAAAGAGCAAATACCGTACCTACAGGCAACTGAAGGGTTAGCCTACCAAGATGCCTTGGTAGAAGCGTATAAGCGTGACCCAATGCTTCAGTCTCTATATGCAAAGTATGATGTAACTCCCGCACGACAAACAAAAGACGGCTCGTCGTATTTGTACGACCCAATGACTTACAGTGAAATCCGCACCAAAGAAGTTAAAGATAGCTCAGTAAAAGACGCTATAAAAATGGCAGCTATTATTGCAGCTTCTGTATACGGCGGGGGGTTCTTAGCTAGTTCTGGTATGTTTGGCGGCGGTGCGGGTGTTGCTGCGGGTGCTGCTACTCCGGGTGCTCTCGGTACGGGTTTAGCGTACGGCACTGCCTCTGGACTAACAACTGCCGTTACTGGAGGCGATCTTGAAGATGTTGCTAAATCTTTTGTTACAGCAGGTATTACAGCAGGTGTAGGTGCTTATGCAAAGGGGTTGTCGGCTAATGCCGCTCAACTAGGAGAAGCAGCAAAGGGAGCTAAAGAAGGTAGTGACTTGTTCAATGCAGCGAAAGCTGCCGCAGACACCGCCGATACATTTAACAAAACAGTAAAGGGCGTTAAGTTTATTACCAAAGCTGTGAGCGGTGATGCTGCTGGTGCAGCTATTTCTTTGTACGGAGATAACCTTACTAGGGGCGCGTTAAACAAAGCAGGGTTCAATGAAGAGTTTCTTGACAAATATAACATTAATCAAGACGACCTAACCGCTGGCCTAGTCAAAACCCAACTAGAAATAGCGGGCGGTGCTGAGATTGGTGACGCACTAATCAGTGGTTTAGGGAAGTACGTACAAGAAGGTGGTGCAATAGGCACGCAAAAAATAGAAGCTCCTGAGATTCTAAGTAGAGCCGCTAAAGTTCTACGTACCGTAGGTAAGGGTATAGACGATAAACTCATTGAGCCAGTAAAAGATGCTGCCAAACCTATTGCTAGAGGGATAAGAAAAGCGGGTAAGGGTGTAGATGACACCCTGATACAACCCGTACGTAAAGTAGCTAAAGCCGCAGATGACGTAACAAAGCCCATCAGAGAAGGTGTTTCAGATGCAGTTAAAGCCCCTGTAAAAGCAGTGGGTAGTGCCGTAGATGACACTCTAATACAGCCTGTACGTGAAGTAGCTAAAGCCGCAGATGACGTAACAAAGCCTGTCAGAGAAGGTGTTTCAGATGCAGTTAAAGAC